TCCATGGTAGCCTGCTCGGCTGTTGCGAGTGCCTCGGCCGGGGTGTTACCCCAGTAGACGGGGTCGCTAGAGCGTGGAGCAGGGTTAGTCACCTCGGAGGTGATGTGGTTACGTGAGCCACCGACTGCGTCGGACGACTCGACGACGTTGTACTGCTTTAGTAGCTGTTGTTTGTGCGAGTAGCTCTCGACGACACACCCGAAACCGGCATGGAACTTACCATACATACCGGAGTGGCTATGGTGTATGCCGTTATGCTTGGCAAAAACCATCGGAGCGTCCTTGCCGCACTCGTCGCAGACGACCGTCTTAGTCACCTCGTTGTGCGAGATGAAAGCGACGTCTTCAAGCAGGTGACCGCACTCGCATTCAAAATCGTGAAAGATCATCTATCCTTGTCCCGGTGCGCGTTGCACCTGCTGCGCCATCTCCTGCGCCTGTGATCGTACGAGGCTGATGATACCGCCCTCCGACTGCGTCCGGTCGTTGCCGCCGCCTGGCGCTTGAGGCTGTGCGCCTTGGGCCATCTGCTGCAAGTACTGCTGGTGCTGGGCCATGTGCTGCTGGGCGATCTGCATGACCTGCTGCTGCTGGGCCGGTAGCATCTGTTGAAACTGCGGCAGTTGCTGTATCTGCTGGTGTACCTGTATGTGCATCTGGTGGTCTTCTTGGGGTGTGACGCCTGGGTCGCCGCCGCTCATCAGGTAGGCTACGTTTTCCAAGTTTGCCGCCTTGATGGCGTCACCGTTCTCCTGCTGGCCCAGGTACTTGTCAGGATCTTGGACCCGAAACGCCTTAAGCAGCCCCTTGAGGGCTTCCATGCGGTTTACCTCCGGCAGGTTGCCGATATAGTTAAAAAGCTGCAACGCATCCTCGCGCTCTAGCTGCTCGGTCAGCGGCTGCATCGAACCCGCTTCGATCTGGACCTTGAAGCGCACGCGCAGCAGGTCGGTGCTGACGGCTTCAAAGACGGGGTCTTGCTCGTTCTGAGCGACGTTAACCAAAAAATTCTCTGGCGTATATCTTGGGTCAGCCATCATACGCAAGCTGTTGCGAACGATAGCTCGGTAGGTGTCGGCTACGCGTAGCTGCATCCACTCGCGGTTGACCTGAGCATAGCTGGCTTGCAACGACGCTTGCGTCGCTGTGACCTTAGAGCCGCCACCCATAGCCATCTGACTGACGTTGAGCGTCTGCTCCTCCAGGTGATGGGCGGTGTTCTCCAGGCCGATCTGGTCAGGAGGCGGTGCGCCGAAATTAAGTTCTTTCATGGAGGTGTTTGGATCTTCGACCCATATGATCTCGCCGTCGCGCCCCTCCTCCAGTGTGTCGCCTAAGTCCTGGTTGGCTTCGCGCTCACGGCGGCTGGCTAATACAATACGCTGGAACCGCTTGAGCAGGTCGGCACGTCGGCTGACGCTCTCGACGATCAGCTTCTGCGTGTCCTCCGCATACGCCATCGGCGGTTCGCCGATAAACGCTCTCTCGCTCTGGTCGAACTTGAGGGCATGGTATGGAAAGCCACCGTCGACGAGGTAACCGCCACTCGGCTCAAACTCACCCGTCATCATCGGCTCACCGGTGAAAGGGTCCGGCTCAGTGACCGCCTCCATCGCCAGCATCGGGTGGTCGACCTCTTCAATCGGCTCTTTGACCCCGTCAGCAAACGTGATGCGTTTTTTGTGCATCCGGTCGTGAATCTCGTAGAGCAGCACCATCTTACCGCTCTCTTTGCTGGCGGTGATGGCGTCTTGCTCGTCGGAGTGGGTCTGGTCTTCAAAATCAGTAATGAAACCGTCGCTGCGTGAGTCCTCGTCGCTCATCGGCTGTATCTGGCGTCGGTTGACGAACCGCTGGTCCTCTTTCACGAACTCCAGCGGCACCAGCATTTTCTCGATGATGAAACGAGCGTGCGAGAGCTTGTGCGGCGGCGTCAGGGGGTCGATGAAAACATTGAAAGGCGAGACGCGAGTGACGTACGGAAAATCATTCTCCATCGCATCGTTGACGACGTAGGGCGCGACGATATCGTCGTCGCCTGGAGGGTTGTAGCCAAACTTGAGCCAGCCGACGCTACAGAAGAGCGCATCGAAGATAGCCTGCTGGACCTCGCGCTTGGCATCCATCTGCTCCAGCGCCGCATTGGCTACCCGCTCCAGGATGTCGGAGGCGAACTCGCGCTGCGGTTCCTCAACCTTAAAGAAAACATGAGGATAGTTGAAGCTGACGGAGGCGATGATCTGCCGCGCCAGAGGGTACATACGGCTAATCTTAACGATCTTATCGTCGCCCAGGCCAGGCACATCGAAATCCAGTTCGTACGTTTTGAGCAGACGACGCCAGGTCTTATGACGGCTACGCATATACTTGCGTCCGTTCTCTATCGCGCTCTGCCAGTACTCGATTTCTTTGGGCTTCATATTTTTCACAAATCGCCGTTAAGATCTACAAAAAAACCACCTATTTCTTACGCGCTTTGGGCTTTTTCTTCTTTTTTTTACGCGCCGCTGCCGCCTGTTTCTTGCCAGCAGCGGTATACGGATAATGAACTTTGCCGACGCGTGGCATTACTTCTTCTTTCCTGCTTTGAGGTTGTCTGCACCGGCAGGCTGCGCCTTGACGCGGGTGCTGTTGCTCTTGGGCTTAGACTTGGTCGATTTGGGTGTGCCGTTAAATTTAGCCATTGGTCGTCCTAGGTGAACGCCGGTCGGCAGAAGCGCCCCGACGGTAGTAGTAGTTAAGATGCGTAGGCATAGCGACCACTGCGGCGACCGCTGCCATTTTCCAACTGGTCGATCACTTCCTGGCCGGTACCCTCGTACGGTTCCGGCTCTTTGACCTGATGCGGCTTATAGACGTGCATCATGGCGTAGCGTAGCTCATCGGCGGCATGATCCTCGGCCGTCGTATCCAGATCCTCTGGGTTCTTGCTGCTGCGCGGCAGTGCTGGCATCGTCCTCATCAGCGCGTCGTTCCACCCGTTAAACAGGTAGATACGCTCTTTTATCAGCGCGTCGTTGACGACCCTCCAGCCGGTGATGCGGTCGTTATTAGCGCGAGTCAGGAAAATGCCCTGCTCGGCAAAGACATCGGCTGGTGAGTGGTTGATGACCTCACTCAAGCGCCTCTTGACAAACATACTTGGGTCGGCATAGGTCGCCTGCGGATACCTGCCGCTGGTAAACGGACACGCCTCGATCATCTGCGCGATGTTGGCAGCGTGCTGCGAGGCGGTGGCGTTGGCCTGGTAGTACTCGCAGATACGATACACGTTAGAGTCGTAGTCGACGGTATACAGCCCATAGCTGGTCGGTGCCGCCTCGCCATAATCGAGTCCGCCGAAAAGGGGCCAGTGGTCCGGTATCTCAAACGACGGCACGGCGACCTTGTCCTCGTGCCAGTTGGTAAAATACTGACCGACAAAACTATCCCAGTCGCCCTCAAGCCACGCTTTGACCAACTGCTCGTCGCCGACGCCCTCCAGGCGCTTGATATAGCCAGGGTCGCGCTCCAGCAGGATCTTGTTGTCGGTGACGAGGCTGCGGATATACATCCGCTTCATGCCGTCGTCGCCTTCGACAATGGTCGACTCCGGCGCAGCGTCAATGAAATAGCGCTTGACGTTGTTGTGGTTTGGACCGCCTGGGTTACCAGAAGCGCGGATGCGCTTAGTCGGTATCTCGGCAGCACCGGTACGCAGACAAGCCTTGAGCTTGTGATACGCTTTCATGTCGGCCCACGACGTTAACTCGTCCCAGCCGATCCAGGTGTACTGCTGCCCCTGAAAATGATCGGCGTCGGCTTCGTTTTCCAGATGCCGCAGCTTGAGCGTCGCTCCATTTTTGAAGATCCACTCATGTCGCCCGACCTTGTACTCAGCGTCGGGGTAGGCAGCGCGGAAAATCTGGCGGCTGCGCTCCAGTATCTCGTCCAACTCTGGATAGGTCCGACGTATCAGCACGCCCGACCAATGCTCTCCGTAGGTGTCGACGTCCGAAAGGTAGTCTCCAAGAAGCAGTTCGCTCTTGCCCCCACCCCTAGCGCCGCCGAAAAACAACTCGTCGACGAAGCTGGCGCGGATCGCTGCCTCCTGCGGCCCAGGTTGCGGTCGCCAGGTCATCCAGCCGCCTCTTCGACCTGGTAATCGGCCTGGACAGCTTGCATCTGCTGGTTCTGAGCCACCCACTCCTCGTAACTCTCGGCACGCGGCGGCAGGTTGATGCCCTTGACCTCGACGGTATGATCGACCTGGATGCGGTGATCACCGACCTCTTCGCGTATCTCCTTGAGGACTTTGAGCTTAAGACTCACCCGCTGGTCCTCGATCTTGTCGTAGAGCCGCTCCAGCGCCAAGACACGGTTCTTGCGCCACGCCAGAGGCACCTCGTCAAAATCCTGCCGGTCGCGCTCCAGCTGCTTTTGCAACTCCGCATCGAACTCAGGGTCTTTGCGCCAACGAAACACCGTCGACTTCTCGACGCCGACCGTCTTAGCGATCTTATCATTGACCAACTTAGGGTTCCAGCGGTCGAGGACGACCAGTTGCACCGCCTCAAGCTGCTTCTCACTCAGCGCCACCTAATAACTCCAGATCGTCGGCCGCGTCGCCGGAAAATCGTCTAAGTGCGTAATCACATCGAGGTGCAGGAACCGGTCCTCGCCGCGCTGGTCGATGCCGATGCCGGTAAAGCCCTCGTCGAGCGCCGTATGCAGGATCTCAAACGCCTGCGTGCCAGCGCAGCGGATGTCAGCGGCCTTGCCCAACGTATGACTACCAGGACGAGACTTAGCCGCCTCAACCGAATGGCGGGGCGACCGGTAACCGCTGGTCACCGTCATCGGACCACAGATAGAACGAACACGCTGCAACGCGTCCACCAAAGCCCCGTCCAGCAGGCACTCACCCGTCTCACGACAGGCCAGCTCCGAAAATGAAAAATTAGGCCAGCGTGCAGCAGGCCAGGTCGTTTCAGTGAAACGGGTCGTCGCCATGTGGGTAAAAGCTAGCACCGACAGACTTGGCGTCAATCAGCACGGGCGTTCACGTAAGGCGCGTTGGGGCAAAAAAAAATTCAGGAGGGGCTTGACGAGGGCTGGGAAAGAGGTTAGCTTAATGCCGCGTAGTGTCGACGGTCGCTGTACAACAGCGCCGACGACACGAAGCGACGTCGCTAGACGTACGTACACGACGTTTAGTAGTAGTAAGGTACGGCGGTATGGACGTGAGAACCAACGCTAGACGACGTACGTACGTACAACAACGAACCGCTCGACGGAACCCACCGACAACAGCACGACGAGACACACGACGCTAGACGCCGTACACGGCGTACACGGCGTACACGGCGTACACGGCGTACACGGCGAGAGTCACGCTTTTTTAAACAGCGAAACGCTATAGGTAGCAACCAGCAAAAGGGTCAAAAGGGGCTTTTGCTGGTTTTGCTGGTTCATACGCGACGAACAACAGCGACGTGTGGACGGCGTTTTAGCGGCGGTCACGTGTGGATGGCGGTGTTTTGACGGCGATCATGCGTGGGCGAGTATATTCGGGTTCGGCTTCGTTTAAGGGCGGGCCTGGTCGCTTCGCCTCGATGCGTGACGATCCGCGGCCAGTCTAACCGGCGAATCGACGGAGAAAACAGCCGAACCAACCCCTTGAAAAAAGCCGTCTATATTGCCAATTATCGACGGCTGCACGGCTAAACAGCCGTCTAAGCGCCGATAAACGACGCCAGGCCATCGGCCGACCAGTCGACGTCGATTAACTCTAATGATCCTGCGCGAATTGATTAGCATGGATTGTATGCATTGCTTGTTTCACATATCCACAGCAACACGCCGTCACGTCGGCATCACAGCAACACGCCGTCGGCAGCACGTCGCCAGCACGCCGTCACGTCACGTATCGCACACGTCGGCGTACGTAGCGCTACGTACGCCGACGTGTGTTGCAAAAATCATCGGCATCGAGCGGCGTATAAGCACAAGAAAACGCCCGACGGCGCTTAAACCGTCGGGCGTTTTCTGGCGTGTATGGTGCTGGCGTCTAGCTGTCGGCGTCTCGATTAACCCACACGGCGCAGACGTACATTAGCAGAAACGGACTGCACTCTGCAAGTATCTCAGCCATAGCTAGTGTACCCCTATCACGACGTCAACACCTGACGTCTCTTTCCGGCCACAGAAATGACCTTTAGGGGTACATTCACCACAGCGCCCAGGACAAACGAAAGGGCGCTGAATACCGGCATTAGCTGCCGACTCTCTAACGGCTGTTTTGTATTCTTTGCTGTCGTATTTTCCGGCCAACTTACCGTCAATATCGACGGTAAGAAAATTACCGCGTACAATCGGCAATCTTGCGACGTCGCCTCGCAAGCTTTCGGCGTTACCGCCATTGCTCAAATTCAAGCAATAGTTTTCCGGCCATTTTCCGCCGATCTTGTCATACTCGAGCAATTGACGCCAGCTTTTAGAATAGCCATAAACGCGCAAATCCGATCGGCTGTTAATTAGCGACATCCAAAAAGCCACTTGTGCTAACGTCGCGAAATCGCCGTCTACGTATAGCCGACAATCTATATCGTCTGGTAGTTCGTTTGTCTTTTGGGCGACGATACGCCGACCGGCGCTTTTTGTGAGCAAAAGCGTATTTTGCAATTGCCTCAAGAATGCTGCCGGGTAGCGCCAGCCTTTGAACGAATAGCACCATTCAGCACAAGCACCGGCACCCGGACAAGTCACAATAGGTGCCGTCGAAAATACAGCAAAAGGCAATTTCACGTTACCCTCTAGCGACCATACCGCAAACGGCGTATTTTCCGGCATCTCGGCGTCTATCCAATCGATAAAACGGCCGGCAAAATACGCCCATGTTCCGCGTTTTGTTTTGTCGCCCTTGTCGACGATATCGGCTAGACCATCGCGCAATTTAGCGACGTCGCCGACGGCTGCAAACTTCGCTAGCGCCATTTGTTGCGCTCTTTTCATCGTCGCCATTAGTCGACCTCATTTTCGAAACTCTTACAGTCGACAATTGACCATACCCACAGCGCCGACATTTCCGCCGGTATCGCTAAAAACCAGGCGAAACTTTCTGGGCTCCAGCTAGTCACATTCGAAACTATTGTTAAGCAAATTATCGTCAACATTATTGCACCTCCAGCAAGCAATCGACACACAGCGACAGTTCGACGACGTCGTCGTTATCGTCTAGTGCAATGGCGTCGTAACGACCACCAGCCAGCCAAGTCTTGCAAACGTCGCAAAGACTGCGCGAAAAATATTCTTCAGCGCCGTCTATCAAACTAAAATGCTGATACATAATAAATACTCCAGGTAAAAGGTTAGTGGATAGATTCAATATAACAATATGGTATATAAAGTCAACATCTTTTCTTCTCTATTCGCCCAACTAACGACGATAGCCGTCGACGGTTAGCCGTCGTCGTCGTCCTGTCGCATGGCCCTGTAATTACGCCATTTAGCCCCATTGCCGCACTTGATTTGGATTGGATTAGATTGGATTGGATTGGATTGGAGCTGCAGATTAGGTAGAGCAGATTGATTTAGATTAGATTGCGAAAAAAAGTCTTGACAAGATGTAGCATTATGCCGTATTTTCCTTGCATCCACTAACCAGATC